ACTTGCTTGCGTTGGTGTAGTAGTAAACTGAGCTTCGTAAACGATGTCAGGATCTGTGTACACATATGCTTTAGCATTAACGGAACCTTGGGTAGCAGTACTAGCGGTCCAAGACCTAGAAAAGGTTGGCGCACCTGTACTACTAACATAATACACACCTGCGAAGACTCCACAGGGTGCAGCTGTTGCTGTCCCTTGAGTCACATAACCAGAAGCTAGAGTTACTACATCACCGCTATAAATAGCAGTTCCGTAAGCAGTCTCAATTGCTAACTGGTCGGCACGTATGACACCTCCTGTGAGATGCCAAGCTGGGACGAACCCATTTGGTGCATTAGTATTAGCCATAAGTTTTCACCTTATATATGTTAATATGTTAAGATTCTGGTTTCCCAGAACCACTTCCAAAAGTAACACTACTTTGTCTCTTAGGTTGAGCAAGAGGCATCACAGGATTACTTTCTCTCATTAAGTCTGAGTCTACAGCTTGCATTTGATCTGAAGTGAGTGTTTTATAATACTCATTCCGTTCATTAGCTGTTTCTTCAGGTAGTCTTGCCAAGATCAACCCACCAACTCCGATAACACCTTTATATCGACCATGGTCAATTGTAGGAGCTTCAAATTCTGGGAATTCTTCTGCTCTTACAGGTTCGAATCCTTCACGCATACGTTTTGACATATTCGTTTTGTCTTCTTGACCTAGGATTGATTCCCGAATCCAACGATGTATAAATCCTGGAGGAGCGGGAGGTGCATCTAATGCGGATGGCGGTTGCCATGGTTTACGGCGAGATTCTTTTTCTCGTGTCTGGGCAGATCTGGAGATTCGATCCGATTCAACAGTTTCTTCGGTATTTACGTTTTCTTCTGTCATTTTTTACTCCTTAACATGTTTAGCATACTCTTCTAGAGGCACACCGAGTTTTTTCGCTACAGCTACTTGACTTTGTGTGAGCTTAACCACTTTACTGCGTGCATTTTTTGACTTCGTTTGTCTTGTAGGACTAGCAACTGTCTGCACGGGACGGTCACTTGAAGTATCTTCTCCACTATTAAACTTGTTCGGGAAAAGATTGTAAAGCCTTTTATCTAATTCTGTGTAATATTCATCAGATGTTCCAAGGTATCCTTCACCTATAAGTTGTTTGTGGACCCCAAATGCAGCAAAAGTTACAGGTTCGTCTTGACCGAACCATTCATTTTTTGCTGCCCATTCTTGTGCCTTAGGATGTGGCGGAGTAACTTCTGGCTGTGCATAAGCTTCAGGTGCAACTCCAGCCTCCACTTCTTTCTTCTCAACAGCTTTTCTTTGATTAGCAACTCGTCGTAAACTTTCAGATTCTACTGTAAGTTTAGATATCTTTTCATTTGCTTCAATCATATTATCTGTGTTACCAGAATCATAAGCAGTTTTATAATCTTGCTTTGCAATGTCAAGTTCTGATTTAATCCTGTTTCCGTATTCAGAAAACATGGCTGCGTCAGAAGTCTTTAGCTTACCTTTTAAAGATTCATTTTCAGATTGAATCTTTTTAGCAAACAAAAGTGCTTCTTCACTTTGTCTTTCTTGTTCTCTTAGTTTATAGGTTAGTTTATTGATTCGTTTTTGAACAGTATCACTGTACTCTTCTGCTTCAGTTTTTGGTTCTTCTTCTTTTGGTTCTTCAACTTCTATGGTTTCTTCTATCTCTTCTTCTGGCAGTTCCAGTTGAATTTGTTCTGCCTCGGGTTCTGTTTGCAAGTTTTCTTCTTGTTGCACGGTTTTCTCCATGTTGTTAATAATCTACTGCTTCTGGATCAGGTAACATTGCTAGAATTTCATCGTCGTTTAAAAGACGCATTTCTCCGCCTTCTATTCTAAAACGTGCTCCAGCATAACGACCAAAAAGTATCCAATCCCCTTTTTTACACCAAGGTCCATCGGGAAACTTTTGTTTGTCTTTATATGCATCTGGTCCAACAGCAACCACATATCCCACAACCGAAGCAATCGAGTCTCGATCAATTGTCTCTTTTGCTAGTTGGATTCCTCCCTTTGTTACAGGGTCTCTTCCTCTAGGCAAAATCAAAACACGATAGCCTGTTGGCTGTGGTAATAATTCTTTTTGATTCTCAAGTATTTCTTTAGTTAAAGTTTTTTCTTCTTTTTCGGGTGCTTTATCAAAATTAAGCACTTTATCTGGAATTTCTTTACTCATCTTTTTCCATATTTTTACGCAGGTCTATTATTTCTTGTTCGGCAATTCGGAGACCTGTTACCTCACCGACAATTCTTTGGTATTGCCCCCAATCAGAAGCTCCACCACTTGCTAAAGTTTCCTCAAGATCTGTTCGTCGTTCACGATACCTCTTGAGCAAATGCTCACAAACCTTAATATAGTCCACTAAGTAAGATTTGTGTAGAACTTTAGCCCTTTAGTAGCTGCCCCAACCCCACGCACTTTAATACGCTTGGCAACAGGAGCACCACTAGCAGTGTTTTGGTCTACTTTATCAGAAGTAACCAATCCACCGTGTTTATAGCCTTTCTTCTTTTTTCCCATTTTACTTTTTCCTGCTGTGTTTAATGCAATCGCCACAGCTTGTTTTTGTTTATATCCTTCACCTTTAAGTTTTCCTATGTTCTTAGAAACAACTTTATTTGATGACCCTTTTTGTAATGGCATCAGCGATACTTAGTCTTTTTTCTTCTATTAGACATCACTGCACCACATCCTCCATGATACTTACCTTCCTTATTCTTTTTCGCTTTTCTTTTCTGCATCTTTTACCTGTTTTAATATGTCTGCGTATGTTTTTTGAGACTTCAGCTCTGCGTCCATAGCTTCTTTTTCTCTGTTAGCAGCAATACGCTGTTGGGCAATGTCCTCTGTCTTTTCTGCTTTCATTACTTCAATTTCAGCATCAATTTCTGCTTTAGTAAGTTCAGTTTGCGCACGTAATTGATCTGCCTGTGTCTTTCTTTGAACTTCAGCAGCTTGTAGTTCTAGCTGTTGCTGTGCTAATTGAATCTGAGGCTGTTGCTGTGCAATTTGTTGGGCTTCTATCATTGCCTGTTCTTGTCCAGTAATTTGTTGTGTGGCTTCTGCTGCAAGCATTGCAATTTGATTTTGTATTTCTGGTGGAATTTCTTCCCCTTCTGGTGGCAGTTCAATGCCTTGTTGTGCTAACAACTCCTGTACTTGTATTCTATATTTAAGGGCTTGGTGTTCTTGTACATGTGCAAATAGAGCAGAAACTGCAGCTTGGTTTTGTGCAGTATTAGGGTTTTGACTAAAGGACATATGTGTCGTTATATGTGCTTCATGGTTTTGTTCAATAAAGGCTTTAAGTCCTTCCCCAACCAAAGAATCTTGATTTTCTTGTATTGGGTCTTTTGGTGTTTGACCCTCTTCTGGCTCCAATATTTTATCAATTTCCTGTACCCCAAGTGCCATATACATTTTTCTGTAGGCTTCTCGCATATCATGTAGTTGTGGTGCACTTTGGGCTAGTTGTAGCTGTGTTTGTGCCATTAACACACGTTGACTCATACTAAATATATTAGGATCACTAACAGGAAGAATGTCTACCCGAGCGTCAAAGTCTTTTGCAAAAATTACTCGGCTTCCGCCAACTACATCGTATGGATACTCTGGGGGCAAAGATTCCGCAAATACTCGGGCTAGTAATTTAAACTCTATTTTTTGAGCAAAATGTAAGCGTTTATGTATAGCCGACATTATCTTACTGCCTCGTTCTAAGAGAGCGATAGTAGTCCCCACTGGTGCTTCTTGCCCCATATCACTAATCTTCATATCAGCAATATTAGCAAAACGCTGACCGCTTTCAACTAATACACCCAAAAGTTGAGACAACACACCACTTGGCTCTTTATAAGGTAACGGCATCAACGCATCTCTTAACGCTCCTCCTGGAGCATCAACATCCCGCCATTCTCCTGGCTGGATTGGCTCATCATCGTCTCGGATACGCAACCCTCTTGCCTTAAATCCTGCTGGTAGATTAGATAAAGTTCCTGCGTCTATAAGCTGTCTTAATAAAGAAGTAGCAGACTTACTTAGCCCACCAATCATGTGAATTAAGCCAAAACCATAAAAACCAAGTCCTGGTAAAAACTTATAGTGGACAAAGTACTGTGTTTTTTCTTTAAGCGGATCATCAGGAGAATAGTTTCGACGAATGGACAGTATTTTTGCGTTTTCTTTAATTATGGTGATGATGTATGGAAGGGCTATTCCTGTTTCTTCACCGTCTCGTATATCTTCAAATCCTTCTAGGTCTGCATCCACATGCATTTCTAAAACAGTATAGGTGTCTGCATTAGATGGCTTAGACACCCCTGTTAAATTGTCTATCTTTTCTTTAACCCCAGCTTGATCATCATCGTATAGCGTAGCAGGTGAGCCAATATCTATGTCACGGTAAAGCCCAACCAATTGCAGTTTGCGTATTTGGTTTTCCGTCATCGTTATAACATGAGTGGCTCTTTGCGCATCTTGTAAATCTTGAGTGGCATAAGAAACCACAAAATCTTCTGCCATCACAAAACTGCTAACGGCTCTGGCTTTAGCTGGATTGTAGTAAACTTTTTTAAACGCTGAGCCCGAAAGTGGTAAATAAAACAACATTTGATCCAATTCAGGATCATATTCTTCCATATTATAGGTCAACTGATAATTCATAAAGGCTCGAACACGTTCTGATTGTTGTACCTTTTCTTCTGTTTGATCTCCCACAATTTGTGTTTTAACAGGTCCATCCGAAGGGAGCATTTCTTTATAGGCTTGCGCTTGAAATTGTGCAACCGATTCAGAAAGCAACGGATGGGTTACGCCACTGGCTCCAGCAAAGGGCTCACTTCTTTCTTCAGATTTAAGACCTAAAAGATCCAGCCCTTTCGTAAATGCCTCTAGCCAATCTTCACGAGACGTTTCGTCTTCTTCAAATTCGCCAATTAACTCCAACGCAATATTGCGTAAGTCTCTCTCGTCAATTACTTCTGCTAAGTTTTCGTAAAAGGCTCCCCCTTGATCTGGAACAATTTCCAGCACGGCTTCTTCAAGCCCTTCTATTTCAATTCCATCAGGAATAACAGGGGAATTATCGGGTATTTCTATCTCTAGCTCTTCCTCTTCGGAAACTAAAGGCATTTGTTTTTCAATTGCCATTATCTACCTAATCCGTCATATTGTCGAATACTTTACCTTATTACTTCATTAATAGTAAACTCGTTTCCTTCGATAGATTGGTTCGTCTGCATAATCTGACTCTAAAGTTAAGAATCCACCCTGCCTAAACCGCATTAATGCCTGCGTGGTGGAGTCCACTAAATCGTCGTGTTCACCGTTAGGAAAATCGGTTACTTCGTCCACTAATTCCTCGCCCCAATTTGTTTCAGGCACCCACACGTAACCGCCACTAAATAATGGAGTACATGCATTGACACGTGCAATTTTATCAGCACCCTTGCTGGGCACAAAATTCTGAACAGGAATTCCCAACGCACGAAGTTCCTGCGTTAGTGGCATCCCTGAGGCTTTGCCTTCAATAATTACTGTATCGGGTTCCCAGTGTTTGTATTCGGACAATGCCTTTTCTTTTAGTTCAGGGAAATTAAAGCGTTGCTTAACCGAGTTCAATAAAATAATATGTGCCTCCTGTCCGTTATAGAAATCCTCGTCTATTTTCCCCTCGGGGTAAAACACTCCCCACGTCGTAATTGCCGTAAAATCCGCTCGTTCCGTTTTTAAAAATGCCGTGTCGTAGCTCTGTATAATATAGTCTACTCGAGGCGGAGAGGCGACTTTCCAAATTTTAATCCAGTCCCTGTTTATGATTGCAGCCCCTTCGCCAGTGGGGTTTTGCATATATTCTGCCGCCCATTTCGACGGACTGATTGATGCTTTAATCTTATTGAGCTCAGCTAATGACCAGTATCCCTCCCATAAACTTTTGCCCGAAGGCAATACCGCAGGCAGTTCAATAATCTCCCACTGGTCCGCC